TTCAGCCTTCAGCGCCTTCACGGCAGCAGAGATAGCCTCGCTGTCCACCTTGCCGTCCTCGGCGGTCATGTCGTCGAGATCGAGCAGGCGCAGGATGCGGTTGAGACGCTCAGGCTTGGCTCCTGCGGCGGCGGCGGCGATGCGCGCCTCGGCGTTCACGAGCACCTTGGTCGCCTGCGTCATCGCCTCCTCGGCACGCTTCTCGGCGTCGGCCTTCTCGGCCTTTAGCCGCTCCGTCTCGTCCATCTTCGAGCGTCTCGCGGCTTCCTCGGCCTCCTGCTGGGCGCGCTTCGCGGCGATTCCCTCGGCACGCTTCACGCGCTCGGCGACGATGCGGTCGATAGCCGCCTGCTGCTCCGGCGTGAACTCGACCTTGCCGGAATCGTCGTTTCCGCCCTGCGCAGCGCCCTGCGGCTCTCCACCCTCCGGCGGTACGGTCTGCTCGTTCTGCGTGCCCTGCGTGTCGTCTGTGGTCGTTCCCACGGTCCGTCCCTTCCCTAGATTGCCTTGCCTATCTGCTCGCGGTAGCGGAGACGCGGCAGGTCGTGTTTGGCGACGTGCTCGCGCAGCCGTCCCTGCCACTCGCGGACGTGCGCCTTCGCCTTGGCCGCCGCGAGGTCGTCCAGAGCCCCGGCTTGCCGCATCTTCCAGCCCCGCACGCCGCGCTCTAGGTACCGTTGCTGCTGCTGCGCCGCGTAACGCTCCGGGTCGCCGTACTGCGTCGCGCTCCGCCGCGTCAAGCCCTCGATGTACGGGTCCGCCGAATGGGCACAGCTAGGGTGGAAGAGCCCGTCGCCCTCGGCCTCGGCGAGCGTCGGGTAGCCGGGAGTCGCGCCGTCGAGCGAGAGCACCTGTCCTTCCCACGGGGCGCACATATCGCAGCACGAGGGCGAGCCGCTGATGATGACGAGGTCGCGGCCCTGAGCCAGCACCGCGTCGAACACGCCTTGCCGCGCGGCGTTGTGCGCTGCCGTTCGACAGGCCATCTCGGCGTAGCTCGCGAGCGCCCACTGCTTGCCGGCCGAATCCACGAACCCGGTCACGCCGTGGCCCGCGAAGAGGTCTAGCGCCGCCTGCGCCGTCGCGCGCCGCGTCACGCCGTCCACAAGGCCCTGAGCGGTCACACGGCCGATGACTGCCCGGTATAGGTCCGGGGCGGCCCGCAGGATACGCAAGTCGCCTTCGGCCAGCCGCCCGGACAGCGCCCGTGACAACGCTGCCTGCGCCGCAGCGGAGTCGCGCCGCGAGAGGGTCGCCGTCACGCGTCCGGTTGCGGCCACCCGGGTCCGGGAGCGGCGCAGCGCCGCGAGCGCCGCCGCCGCCCCGCCGCCGTGGGCCGCAGCGATAAGGGCCACCACCTCGCGCTCGCGTTCGCGCCGCAGGCGGGCCACGATGCGCCGTGCTTCGCTGCGTACCGCGCCCGCCTCGCGCAGCCGGGCCTTGGCCCACCCGGGGTCCTCTAGGCCCTGCGCCAGCCGCCGGGCCACGAGCACGAGCAGCGCCACCTCGACACCCTCGTACAGCTCGGCCAGCTTGCGCGCCAACCGGGTGATGGCCTCCGGGTCGAGCATCAGAATCCGGGCTCAGGGACCATGCGGCCCGCGTCCTCGCGGATACGCGCGACTTCCTCTGCGAGCTTGTCGTCATCGAGGTCCGGCTGCGCCATGCGCGCCGCCGTCTCGATGGATACCGCCTCGGCCGTGCGCAGCATGGTCAGCGTCTGCGCCAGCTCTTGCGCCGTCTCGCGCGGCTCCGGCCAGATGATGACCGGCGTCTCGACGGCCGTTGGACGTCCGAACACCGTCCGGTCGACGGCCAGCATCCCTTCTAGCGCCGCCTTGAGCGCCGGGTTCCAGTAGCGCCGCTTGCGGTCCAGCGTCTGGTACGTCTTCGCCTCGCGGAGCCGGAGCGCCGTACCGGACTCCGCCCGGCCCTCGACGCGCAGGCCGAACGTCTGCGGCGCGTACCCCGCCTTGCTGACGATGCGCTCGATGAGGTTGAGCACCGTCTGCTCGTGCTCCGGCGCGCGTATCTCGGGCTGGTAGACCGTGATGCTCATCTCGCCCGGGCTCATGCCGTCCAGCTCGGTGAACACCTCGCGGTCCACGTCGAAGTAGCGCCCCGAGCCACGGTCGGTAGCGGCAGCGTCGAGCGCGTCCGCAGGCACGATGACGCGCGCCTTGCCCAGCCGCACGTCGCGGACCCACGACGACCACGCCTCGTCGAGGGCGTCGAGCAGCGACTCCGCGCCGGCGATGTCGGCACGACCATGATGCGAGCCGGGAGCATCGTGCAGGGGCCTCATGTTCGGCACGTACCACGTCAGCATCCCGCCGGGGATACCCTCCGGCAGGGCGACCGTCTCCTCTAGGTCGGCCGTCTGCGGGTGCGCCGTCAGCGCCGCCTTCACGCCGAGGTTCGTTTTGTCGCCCACGTAGAGTCCGTGCAGGATGACGCCCGGCTCGTGTCGCTCCAGATGTCGCCATACCTCGCGCCCCTCGGCCGGCAGCTCGTGCCAGAACGTGACCGCCTGCAGGCGCCCATAGCGGAACTCGGGCACCGCGTGGTCGGCCGCGACCGTGGTCAGGAACGGCATATCCGACACGGCCGTGTCCCAGCTCACGCGCAGGTATATGCCCGAGATAGCCGCGCACAGCTCGGCGGCTTCCAGCAGGGTGTTCGCCACGCCCGTCCCGGAGGTCAGCTCGTCCAGCCGCTGCTGCACCGCGTCAGCTACGTCAATCTCGGGCATCTCACCGAACAACAGGTCCGCGCTCGTCTGCGCAATCTCGGCCGCCAGCGGGACGTGGACCGGGGGCGGCTGCCGAACGATGCTCTGCTGCCGTTGCCTGCGCCGGAAGAAGAACGCCCGCGCATACTTGTTCTCGGCGGGTGGCGCGGCCGACGACGCGAGCTGGGCCGGGTTGCCCGCGTACCACGCGCGCCACGTGTGGATGGCCTCCGGCACCGCGCCCGGAGGCGGCCACGCCATATCGCGGTCGTCGGGCAGGCTCATAGGTCATCACTCCTCATGCGCCGGATGGCGCGGCGTCGGAAGACAGGGACGGATACCTCGTCCACCAGCGGCAGGCACAACAGCCAGCGCGTCAGACGCGCGACCGCGCGCGGGTCGCTGGCGAACGGGATGCAGAACGGGATGGACAGCCTCATGCCGCCTCCTTCGTGGTGTCGTAGACCAGCCAGCGCCGCGTATAGCGCCGGGTCGTGTAAGCGCCGTAGCGGAGCGCGTCCACGCCGTGGTCGTCGGCCTTGACCGGCGAGTCCTCCCCGCGTTCCTGCGCCTTCGCGTCCCAGCGGTACCCGGTCAGCTCGCGGATAAGGTGCGCGCACGAGCGGTGGATGCACAGCCGCCCGGACGTGAGCAGCGTGGCCGTGTAGCGGATACCGTCCAGCACGTCGTTCTCGGCCTCGCGCGGCTTCACCCAGCCGTCGCGCCGGAGTTGCGCCGAGAACGACACGGCGGAGGGGTCCACGTAGGCCCGCTTGAGCTGGACGGGCGCGGGTTTGCCGTTCACCCGGTAGGCCCCGTCCGCACCGGAGGCCAGCCAGTCCCGGAGGTGCACGGAATACTCGGCGTCGGTGAGCTGCCGCCGCCGCTCCTTCGCGTCCCAGCGCCACTCGCGGGCCACGTAAAGGCGTTCGTCGGTCCCCAGCCCGGCCAGCAGAGCGTGAGTCACGGTGGCGGTCCCGTAGTCCACGAACAGCCACCACGTCTGCATGGCGGGAAGCTCGTCGGAGACGTGCAACACGGGGTCGAACATATCGAACACCGCGCCCTCGGCGGCCACCCACTCCCCGAGGATGAAGCGCCGGTACCAGAGGCCCGTGAACTCGCGCTTGACCGACTCCACGTAGGCGTCCGGCAGGTGAGGGTTGTCCTCCAGCCGGAAGGAGAAGCGCCCGACGCCCAGCTCGTCGGCGCGGTCCAGCCAGTCGCGCTTCAGCCAGTGGAGCGGAGCGTCAGGGTTCGTGGTCGCAATCATGCGCGAACCCTCGGCCGAGAGCCGCGAGCGGAGCATCATCCAGAACGACTCGGGGATGGTCGATGCCTCGTCCACGTAGGCCCCGGCCAGCGTGAGCCCGCGTATCTTCTCCTGCGCCCGCTCGTCGTTGGCCCCGACGACGTAGACCCGGCGGCCGTGAATCCTCAGCTCGCGGCTGCCCCGGTTGAAGTTGACTTCGCCCTCGCCGAAGACGTCCATGAGCGGGTGGATGACGTTGCGGATGACGGTATCCTGCGTGCGCCCCGCCAGCAGCAGGTTCCCTTGCGGCCCGTGGGCGGCGAGGTCCACGAACGCGTGGTCGGCGGCGACGCTCTTGCCGGAGCGGACTGCGCCCTCTAGGATGACCAGTCCGCAGTCCTCCAGCGCCCACCACGCGGCGCGCTGCTTAGGACTCAGGGCGCCGATAGCCGGGCTCACGGCCGCTCGCCCTTCTGCATGGCCAGATACTCCTCGAACGCGGCCCGCTTGCGCTCGTCGGCGTCCGGCCGGTCGCTCTGCCCTAGGTACTGCTTGCCCAGCCAGATGAGCATGGTGTCGCTGTTCTTCTGGAACTGCTTGCGGCGGATGGAGATACGGCCAGTGAGCCGCCCGCGTTCCCACGCCTCGCGGTACTGCCTCTGCCGCAGCTTGCGGTTCAGCGTCTCGCGCGCCACCTCGAAGAACCCGGCCGCCTCCTCCTGCGTACACTGCATCGCGGCCAGCTTCTCCAGCGCCTCCAGGTCGATAGCTGCGGGTCTACGAGGCACGTTCCGCCTCCGTCCCCGTCTTGGCCGGCCGCGGCTCGGTCGGCTTCCCGCGGTGCCAGCCCGTGGTCTCGTCCATGCGCAGCCGGTACGGGTACGGCTCCGGGTCTGCGGCCACCAGGACGGGCACGCGCTCCAGGCCGAGCTGCTTCGCGGCGGCGAGCCGGGTATGGCCGGCGATGACCACTCCCTTGCCGTCCACGACGATGGGCTGCCGGAAGCCGAACTCCCGGATGGAGGCGGCGACCTTGGCGATAGCCGCCTCCGGGGCGAGTCGCGGGTTCTTCGTGTACGGGATGACCTCCGCGACAGGACGCCACTCCAGGACGGTGGCCGGGGTCTCGCGCTTTTTAGCGCTGTGAGCTTTTGCGGGCATGGCACCTCATTGTCGCTCGTGACCGGACCTAGGAACGCGGGCATCATTCGGCCCGCGGACGTAGACGTACCCGCCGGACTGCCCGACGCGGCCGCGGATGTGGTGCCCGTTTCGTCGTAGCGTCTCGATGCGGTCGTGTATGGCGTCCCGCGCCTCC